ATCGTTCTTCACGATCGGGATCGCCGTTGCCATAGCCCTTGGCCACAAAGGGCAACTCCAGCGCCAGCTCAAAACCCATGAGAGCGAGGATCTCCTGATAGCGGTCCACCTTGTTGCTGAAGGTGGTGTCACCTAGCGCCTCCAGTGCCTCACGTTTGCGCTGAACATGATTGATGTGCATGGCCATGCCCAGGTTCAAGCTATCGGGATTGTCCCGCCCCAGCATCCGCTCCGCAGTGTCCAGCGGATCAAACTTCAGCAGCCGGTCCAGTTCATCACTCATTGTGCAGTTCCTTGCGCTTATGCGGCCAGTATAGCAGGTTTTTCCTGCCTGTCAACCGATTCCAAACCGGTTGTTGAGGTCAGCAGGCCGGACCCAGAACTTTTCTTCGCTTTCGGCTACAACCTTGAAAAACCGATCCCAAAGAGGTCGGGGCAGGCTGGTCCAGGCGTGGAATATCTTAGATTTAGTTTCTTTACTAAAAGTAGGGTTTCGGATAAGGCTAGCGTAATAGATCACCAACTGACGCACGTCATCGTCGGTGAGCAGTGCCACATCCTCGTCTGTGATCTTGCCCTCTTTCAGGCGCTCAACTACCGCATCTTCACTCATAGCCATTTACTCCTAGATTCCCAAAATCTCACGCTCTTCGGCAGTGAGCCGTCGCAGGATCTCCTGCCGCCGGCGCTCACGTTCCCGAGCTTGCTCCTCTTTGCGGGCACGCACACGGAATTGGTGGTCCAGCCACCAGCGTTCAACCCCTTCCCAGCTCAAACCGCCCTGCTCTGCCTGATACCAAACGGGCATGGCATCTCTCAACAGCTTGAGTGGCTGGTTGTCGCTGGTGAGACACATGTGCATGGCATCATCAATGTCGGCCAGCGCAGTGAGCACAGCACCTAGCATGGCATCTCGTTCTGCAAGCTCAAGCTTGAGCACATCAATCTCTTCGTGTAGCGGTGCAGTGGGCTTACGCCTTTGAATCGGCAGAGCATGCTTTTCAAAACAGCTCATCAAATCAGCTCCTCAAGGAGGGCAGCAGCCAGCGCCTCACGACTCTCAAACAGCGTGGCTTCCTCATGCTCGCCATGCACAGTGGCATACACCACACGGCAGGGACCAAAACGCTGCCACATCTCCACCTGCTCCTTGGTTGCATTCCACTCGGGGTGGAGATTCTCTGCCAGCATGCGGCTCACCACCGGAGCACTGCACACCCGGTTGTGCATAAGGAAGTAGACAGTCTGGTCCAGCTCGAACTTGAACATTGGGGTAGTGTCCTTTCCTTGTGTGGCCAGTATAGCAGATTTTGGAGGGGTGTCAACCAAAAACTTGGTCTTTGTCAGCGTCCTCGCACTCCTCCGGATACAGCACTTCCCAGTCCTTGGGGCCCATTTGCGCATAGGCGTCCTTCACTGTTTCCATGTTGAGCAGGTCGCTTGCATCGCACTCTTCCTCCACGTCCATGCGCTCGCTCACATAGTTCATGTAGGCGAGGCTGATCACACGCTGTCCGTTCTTGATCCAATCCTGGTAGCCCTGCGTCTTGCGCACTGCATCCATGTTGGGCCACTCGACCTCGTAGCCACCATAGGCGCTGCCATAGCCGCTGTCGTTGAGGCAGCCTTCAAAGAGGCTGGCTGCATCGGCGTTCTCAAAAGCCAGCAGCTCCCACTCTTCGCTCTCGTCCCGGATCATCACCACCTGGTCAATGTGCTTGGTGGCCACTCGCTTGGTAGGATTGGGCTTGCTCATGTTCAGTGTCCCTTGTTTGGTGTGCCCATTATAGCAGGTTTTGGTAGCGTGTCAACCACTATTTGGCAAAAGCGTCTCGCTCTTTCTCACTCCGGGTTACCAAATGCTGCCCACCACCTGCACCTAGCACGTAGCCGACTTCGCTGCACCACCCTGGACTCGCCAAGCCTCGGAGAGGACTGTCCAGTTGAGCTTGGGGAGGATACATGCCCATGGCACTTTCTCCCATGTCCCGATCAGGAAACCATTCGTTCAGATCGTTGCACCAAACCAGGTCCATGGCCTAGGCCTTTCCATACTTCTTGGCCAGGCGTTCAAAAGTCTCACGCTCCTGTTGTTCCCTCCGTGCAGCCCACCGCTCTTCCCCAGCGATACGCTCTGCCATCTCTGCATCAGTCTCCGGGCGCTTTGTCATAAGCGCAAGATAAGTGTTGTCACTATAATCATATTGACGGATAGCAAACTGAGCGTCGCCACCAACATCCTTACGATAATCCTGCAGACGTTTGATGGCCTCATCAAGGGTGTTATACTCAAAGTCAATGCTGGTGTATTCAACCTCGATCATCTTGCGTTCACGGTTCACAGCCATCACACGCTCCTTTGTCTACTCGGGCATTATAGCATGTTTGCGTCGGCTGTCAACCAGAAAGTTATCTACTCCCGCTGCTGGCCAGCAATGCTGCTACCACAATTACTGCAAACAAGAAGGTTATACCAAGGCCAACAAAAAGGAAGAAATAGCCGATGATGCTGGCTACCATTCCCAGCCCATACACAGCAGCTATCACTGCCAAAATCAAGAGAAACAACAACATGAGACTCACCTTGCTACCTATGGTAGGTATAACACGCTCCCGCACCGCTGTCAACCACTTTTTTCTGCAGATAATCTAGCTAAATATGAGGCTATTGAGGTATCTATTAAGGACATTGAACAATGCGTATAAGCGAGCTTCTTGATGAGAGCAGAGGTAATCAAGGTGAGAGAGGCCTTGTGGCTGTGATGGACTACCTTTCTAGCTCAGATAGGAAAAATACTTATATACATACTTCTATGATACCCAAGGTAGGCATCAAACCTGCAGACAACTTGTCCAATGACATTGAGCCTGTGGGTATATACACCTTTCGAGCTGACCATTAGTATAATGCGCGCGGTGATCTGCACTTCAAGCCTCTACGTTATATCCATGTGATCAAACTGAAACCCAACACCAAATCAGTCAATAGCAAAGAATATCGGCAGCTTGTTCAACAGTTTGTCAAGGAGAACCCTTCTGTAGACCATCAAGCTTCTGCCAAGTTCACAGTTTGGCTCAAAAAACATAACATCGGCATGGTAGAGAGGCGCAATTTCGCCGATGAGCTAGAGTATATCATACTGGGTCGTGAGTTCATATCTCATATCCGAACCTTTGACATCTATCATCTTCCGCCTGGAGCCAAAGACAAGTTTGATTGGGTCAATACTAACGTAGAGTTCAATTACGCCAAAGCAAGAACTGGTCTTGAGCCTTACACGGAATTTTTGAAACAAAATCCTGACCTGGACGACGAGTTAGATTGGTGGTATGCAAGTCCGCGCGATCTTGCCAAGGTTAGATTGCTGCTCTATGCTCTCAAAAACCAAATTGCACTTTCGCCCACCCAGCAGCAAAAGTTGATTAGGGATGGCGGGAATTATCACTATCTGCAGATATATCGCAAATACAAAAAGTAGATGCAATCTTGCGACCTACCACCTTACAGGTCGCAAAATAGTCCAACCAGTTTTCACAGCATCTCCAGTTTTTAGCTTTGGGCGATCCAGTGCCGTTTCCTGCCTTGCCGTATCAACAGCTCTGCCTCGCCGCGGGTCATCACACAGAAGGCACCTGTTCTCTCAGGCAAAAAATCATTTAGGACGTTGATCCCCGTGTGAGTGTCCTTGATGCCCCAAGGCCAAGTTGTTCCAGGAGTGTCACGCAGCAGCCAAGGCACATAGCGAGTGTCAGTCACAGGGTTCCTCACTTGTATCACCAACAGGGATGATGTCGTATCCCGCACTTTTGAGATAGGCTCGAAACAGCACAGGATCTTTCATCTCGCTCCATAGAGCACGCTGGAGGACGTCATCCAGTTTTGGCATCGGCTCCATCAGCCCAGCTCCCCAGAACAGTGAGTGACGGTTGCGTAATAGCTGGTAATGTTGCTTGTGCTTTTGCTTTCCCAGTGTTCTACAAACAGGCGTTCGGCCTCGTCTTGAGTAGGGGCAAGGACGATGCGGCTTTCCTCCCACTGCTGGTCTCCTTCCCTGGAGAGCTGCTCGATCGTGCCCTTGACCAGCCAGCGTCGTTCCCGGGACTGCAACAGCCGCTCGATCTTGTCCAGCCGCTCCATCAACTTGGCTTCACGTTCCTGGGCTTCCTTGAGCATGAGCTTTTGCGCCTCGAGCTTGGCATAGGCCAGCAGCATGAGGTTGACCATATCTGCGCTGAACTGTTCGCGCCGAGTGTTGACCACGTCCCAGAGATGCTGTTCCAGCGGCTTGGTTTCGCCAAATGCGGTGATGTCCATCTATGTGCCCTATGTTAGAGTATGTCTACCAGACGTCCAGTGTCACGATCGATGCAGCGAATTCGGCTATTGGGTAGTCGCGTCTGAACACTCTGCATAGTCTGCCGAATCTCTTGGTCACTAGGATACATGGTTGTCCATTCAATACCCTGCCACTCACCGCTGTAATCCTGGAACTGAATTTCTCCAACATAGACGCCATTCATTTTTTGTCCTCCTTAAGTCTATCAAACAGAATAGGATGCTCAGTTGGTGAGCTGGATGAACTCAAAGCCTTCGGGCATGTTCCAGTCAGCGGGGAACTCATCTTCCTCTGTGACATGATGCGTAGCAAGAACACAGTCCCATAGATCGCCTTCGTCATTGCCTACCATAACAGGAAGATCGCCATGCTGCTCTTGGAGAGTTTGAAGCCGCTTGATCAATTGGGAAACTAGCATCTCTCTACGTCCTTTTTCCAGTGTGGCCAAGATAGCATGGGTTGACTACCCTGTCAACCAGTTTTTTGCAGCTAGCGACCATAGTGATAGCTGCTGTAACCTCGTGAGATTTCGGTGTCGCCTAGCCGAATGGTCACTTGAGTTGTGACATAACCCTCGCTGTAGTTTTCTTCAAACACGTCAACATCAACAGTGAGGTGTTCTCGGAGAAAATCCGCCAGCTGGCTCAGAGGGATCACACCAGCCAAAGTAGGTTCGTCGCTCACGGCAGCCTCCTTGTTCACAGTCAGCAATGTAGCACAAGGAGGCAGCCCTGTCAACCTAGTTTTTGCCAGCTGGCACTCCCATGCTCTTTTGCAGATCCATCTTTTCCTTTTCCATCCAGGTCTTCAGTAGGTCAATGCCTGGGTCAATCACTTGGTTCACACGCTCGTGGTTGAGCACACGCTCGCCCATTTCGCTGGCAGCAATCAAAAGCACTGTCTGTCGGCTGGGCACAAAACTTGCCAGTGAGCCCACAAACACAAACAGGCCACAAAAACGCCAAAACCACTTCCAGGAGTTTTTGCGTGCTTCTCGGCGGCCAGCCAGTGCTTCACCTTCAAGCCTGCGGTGGGATGCATCAGTCTCATCATGAGCGACCAGCCAAACTACGAGGCATACTAGGCCCAGAATACCAAATACAATGGTCACAAACGTGAGAAAGTTGGCCAGCGTGCCGGTGACACCGCTGAGATAGATGAGAATGGAGAGACTGTTCATTGGGTGATTCCTTATGCTTCGGTGTCTACTGTGTCATCGTCAACAAAATCGTCTTCGCCTTCCCACTCTGCTATCCGTGCAGCCACATGAGATTGGCACTGAGCGAACCAAGCTTGGTAGTAGGTGAAGTCGCAACCCTGGCTGCCTTTGCCGCTTTGCGGGCTCCAATGTTTGCGTAGCCTCTGGAGATTGCGGCTAACGATGAGATACTGGCTCATGCTGTGGAGAAAATCCATGACCTCGGGAGAGTCTGCAGGGAGAAGATTGGTCACCCACTGCTCAACCAACGTGCGATAGCTGCCGATCCGTGTGGGTGCCCCATAGCCATCCAGCCCTGACCCTGCGCCAAACACTCGTGCCCACTCGCCCTGGGCCTTACCACCTTCCAGCCATTCCCACAGCTCAAACAGCCGCCGACTGTTGGGATCCTCCCCTTCCCACTTTTGGGTAATGCGCAATCCCTGGCCATACCATTCCAGTCCCTGCTTCAGCACCTGCTCAAAATACACATCTCGATCCACATGGTCTGCACCCTTTTGAGCCAGCCACTCGTATGCCCACTTGTGGCACATCATCCAACCCAGGCGCAGTCCCCGGCTGTCTTGCATTGGGAGAATGCGACGCACAAAAAGCCGGTCATTGCTGATCCAGCGCATGAGCTGTTCCATTCCGTCAAGCTCAGGAACCGTGACAGCGTATTCGTGGTAGGGATTTTCTCCCTGTTCCAATTCCATCATATCCTTACGCACATGCTCCAGAATCCACTTGGTGTTCCAAGTTTCCTCCATTAGCTCTACCTCACCATAGTCCGCATACTTGGCAGGAATGGGCAGAGCATAGGGAGTCCACCATCCAGTGGGATAACAGGTGCCGCTGCTGTCATCCCCGTGGGAGGTGGTTTGAGTGAGGAATGTCAGCATCACATCATCGTCATACTGAATAGGCAAGCCTGTCAAGCCGCAAGTTTCTGCCCAACTACCCACAGTTGCATCCTTTCAACACAATTGATGCACAAATAGCACACAGTCTCAGTGAGGTCAACCCATTTTCAGCTGGGGCTCAGCACCCCTAAAGAGGGCGTCTGTGAGGTTCTGCACCCGGTTCAATGGCGGCAGGTCAAACTCCTTGATCTCACTTCGAATAACCAAGTCAGTTGGAGAGGGACGATGTTTTTCCGGAATCACGCTGAGTTCCAGTTCTGAGAGCGTGCGCTCTACATTCACTCGCCGAACAAATGTGCCTCGCTTGAAAAATGCTGGATAATCGTTCCAGTTCACTCCCTTGGCATGGAGCATCTCATGCTTGTCACTACCGCTTTTGTTTTGCAGTTCTTTGTGACTGTAGTAGTGGCGGGCGGCCATGCTGAGAGAATTTTTTGCGGCATCTAGATTTCTCCAAAGCAGAATGTTGGCTGCCTCTGTTTCACTGGGCATGCTGAGCACGCGGCAGTCAAAGTGAGGAAGGCGCAGCACCAATTCCATCCAGTTGGAAAAATACTGCATCACGTTTTCGATGAAACTGGCAGTAGCCAAACCAGCCAGCACGCTGCTCATCTTCATGATCTTGCCATCAAACCAACTGATTCCATTGGGTCCAGTGATCCATACCAGAGAGATTTCATCACTTTGAACAAATCCCAAGGTGGCATGTGTTTCCTTTACAAGTGTCTTGGTTGTTTCGATCATGCAACGGCTCATACAAGGATCAAATGGCCTTTCCATGTCCCTGGTGAACTTGCTGAATCCGCGCCCATCGATTCGTGCGTAAATGGGCAAGCCAGGAAGGAACCTTCGCTCAGTCTCTTGAGCCTCCAGGCTTTTCATCCGGTCGCCGAGCGCATCTTTGCTCATGAGATGTTCCTACACAGGGCTAATGGTGACCGTCTTCACCGTTTCAGTGTGCACCTCGGCCCAAAAATACCGGTCCTGTGCTCGGGTTTTCCACATACGCAGAGTTTTCTTATAGTCTCGTAGACGGTGTTCCACAACAGGCAACCGGTGCGAGAAAAACTCTCTCAAACGCTCGGCTCGCCATTTTCTCTCAGTGTTCTGCAAATCACTGCTGGGAGATTCCAGAACAATGGGGGCCCACGTTTGTAGATCGTGCCAAGGACAGTTGGGGTCACTCCTATTGTCCAGCCAGGCACGGTAATGCCATTGACTGAAATCATCATTCAAGGGGCTGAAGCCTGCATCAATGGGTGAGATAGCCCTGCTCAACCAATCTTGCAGGTCGAGTGTTTCCTGGATCAAACGCTCCATGTCAGCCACCTCTTTTTCCAAATGCAGGGTGACCAAAGCCAAAATCTCATCCCGTTGAGATGGGCTGAGCTTTGAAGCATCATAGTCTTTGGGAGGTGCACTGCCTCTAAATTCAATCCACATACGGTGTTGTGTAGGAGGGCGCTTGTTGTCAACAACAGCAGTGATAGCATCGCCATAGATGTTAACAAACTGTCCTGTGCTGGCACTGACTATACAAAAGCGGCGCGTTTCAAACTTCTTGACGATAGGAGTCATATCGTATGCCTTTTTGCTTCTGCCGGCATATTGCAGCCAAAAAAGCCTTACGTCAAGAGCCTACTGGTCCAGCCTCAGCCCATCCTAGGATTCGGTTTCTGCGCAAGCTACGCCATCCCACCATCCTGTCCCATACGGTGATGATGTTTTTGCGCTTGATCCTATAGGGTCGTTTGTAGACATAAGTGAAAAGCTTGTGGTTTTTTGTAGCCATCATAATACGAGGAGTTCCATCCAATCTCAAATACTTGATTCTCACCCATCCTCTGACCAGTGCTGCATCAAGTGCACTTGCTTCCAGGAGCAGCATTTCACCAGCTTTCATACTCTTATTTAGAGTGCTGTGCTGCATCCTCAGTTTGTATGCACCAACTGCATGTGTAGAGGTGGTGGAGGAATCACACGGGCTAATCTTGCACCAAGCCACGGTCGCCAGTGGATGGGTTTCCTGGACACAAGCTCTTCAATCAAAGATTGACGCCATTGCTTAACCAACTGGTGCTGTGGTGCTGCATAGCCATCTGCTGGCATGCGCAGGTAACACAACACCAAATTGTCTTGCAATTCCGCTGTGGTTCGCCACTTGATTAGTGCCAGTTCGCAGTCAAGGCGGTCTTGATCCAAATCAAGAGGACAGCAAAGATCTGCAGAAACACTCCAATCTTCAGTTACAGTAACCATGCCAACTCCATCATCATTGCGTGTTCAAATTTTTGAAAATCCCAAGTGCCATTATTCCAACCAATGGACCACAACACACCTTCATTTCCAAATTGTGCATGGCACCAATTATCCATTGGAGTCCAGTCAATTACATCAAAGTTCATTCGCACACTCCATGGAAACTGCAAGTTGTGTGTTTTTTCAATCATTCTCCACTCGGCTTATTTCCCAAGGGAAAACATACCAAACAGGATCCAATTCCTTGTTGATTTTGATGCCCCAATAGTTGCTTTGATGTGAACTTGCTTGGTTTTCCAACAGCACCCCAAATTTGATTTGATTGCTGGGCCACTCCCCTAGCTTTTCTTTTGACTTTGTTAACGAATTGCTCCAAGTATTCTTGATGCACACACTCGTTGCACCACTGTCATTTATGTCGTCGACAACTAAGATGTTTTGATTATTGAAAATTTCCAATGCAAGATTGATGTTGAAATTCTGATACCACAGGGAGTTGTCTCGCAAGCTCACATCTATAGTGCACATAGGCGTGCCCCAGTAATAGCTGATCATTTTGGCTGGCAACAACCCACCACGTGATACACCAACAACAATAGTGGGCTTCCAGCCGCTGCTTTCGATCTGATCACAAAGCTTTCGTGTCAAATACTTTATATCGTCAAAACTCAAATATTTTTTGTTCATCTCTTATTTTGTGGGAAAGGTAGTTTGTGTCAATTTCCTTGTAAATAATGATTATGGCAGTAGCACCTCGTACACGCTTGTTCATTGGATACAGTTCAGTGGACACCAGCATCAAAAGAACACAATTCACTGATCTTGAGCTTATCAAGAGAGATTTGGTAAATGCATTTTACACTCGGAAACGCGAAAGAGTTATGCGTCCTGACTTTGGGTCAATTATTTGGGACATGTTGTTTGAGCCCATGGTGGCTGATAATATACAACTGATAATAGATGACTGCTACCAAATAGTTGCCTCAGACGGAAGGGTTCAAATAAGAGACATCAAACTCACTCCCTATGACAATGGCTTACAACTTTTTATGGACTTGTATTATCAGCCGCTGGACATTGTTGATGTGTTTCAAATTGACTTTGATCGGCGTAATGTGGAAACCAACGTTATTTAAGTTAAATGCTCAGTTAAAACTCGCTTAAATACTCAAGTAGATAAAACAGGGCACATATCGAATGAGTCAAAGCCTCCGACAAAATAATTTATTCTTGGGCCAAGATTGGCGCGTGTTGTATCAAGCCATGAGCCAAGTGAATTTTAATTCTTATGACTATGACACAATTCGTCAGGCGTTGATTGATTACATACGTTTGAACTATCCGGAAGATTTCAACGACTGGATTGAAAGCAGCGAATTTGTTGCCATAATTGAACTGTTGAGCTATTTGGCATCCAGTTTGGCATTTCGATTGGATCTCAATATCCGGGAAAATTTCATCGATACTGCCACACGCAGAGACAGCATTTTCCGCCTTGCACGACTGATTTCTTACAACCCTCGGCGCTGTATTGCTGCACAAGGTTTGGTTAAGTTAACTCAAGTTATAACTGATCAAAACATATTTGATTCAAATGGATTCAATCTAGCCAACGTGCCTGTTATCTGGAACGATGCCAACAATCCCGACTGGTTTGAGCAATTTGTTTTGGTTTTGAACGCCAGCTTCAGCAAGGTAAATCCTTTTGGCCAACCAGTGAAAACTGGGTCAGTAAATGGGCTCACAGTTGAACGATATGATCTTGATAACATTGTAACACGCACATTGGCTTTTCCATTCACATCTGTTGTGAATGGACAACAAATGAATTTTGAATTTGTCAACACTGACTTTGTGGGAAGTGTCAATGGCAGTATTACAGTGGGCGCAGCAGGCTATTACAGAGAAAAAACACCCAATTATATTCTGCCCTGGAGCTTGTTATACAGAAATGATGGCAATGGTAATGCCAGTCCTGACACGGGATTTTTTGGTTTATTCAAACAAGGAACACTAGCATTTACTGATTTCGTGATCTCTGAACCCTTGAGCAATCGTGTGCTGGATTTAACTGCTTTGAATGTAAATGAAAGTGATGTGTGGGTTGAAACTGTTGACGACCAAGGCAATACTCTCATTGAGTGGACCAAAGTGCCAGCCTTGTTTGGCACAAACATTGCATATAATGCATTGAATCGTGCAACACGTGATATTTTTCAAGTTATCACACGTGATATAAGTGGCACTGATTCCATCAGCATCAAATTCAGTGATGGCAACTTTGGTAACATTCCTGTTGGGCGTATCAGAGTCTACTATCGCACCAGCAATAACTTAACTTACACTATCTTGCCACAAGAAATTGCCAGTGTGCCACTTAGCTTGAGTTACTACAGAGAAAATGATGGCACTTCACAAAATCTCTTGCAAATGCAATTTGATCTGCAAAGCACTGTGGCCAACAGCCTCAGTCGTGAAAGCAATACATTTATAAAAGAGCGAGCACCAGCTGTATTTTACTCTCAGAATCGGATGGTGAATGGGGAGGATTACAATGTATATCCTCTGATCAGCAGTCAAGCATTGAAAATCAAAAGTGTTAACCGAGTCTACAGTGGCCAAAGTCGATACATTGACATAAATGATCCCACAAGCACATATCAAAATTCAAAAGTTTTTTCTGATGATGGGATCTTGTTTCAAGAAGAGCATGAAACCTATATTGAAGTGCCCAACAGTTTAAATGCCAACACAACACAAATACTGGACACCTACATTCAACCTTTGATTCAAGGCAGTTTTGATTCAAGAAAAATCAACACAGATATGCGGGACTTTTATTTGGCCAAATACCCCAAACGCACGGGTGGCAACATTCAATGGACAAATCAAAATCCCAGCAACACTGTGTTCCCCAACGCACATTTTTACACACAATCAGTGGATTTTGTTTTGGGTTTGCCGGACACAACATATGGCATACGCAAAGGCAGCTATTTGTTTTTTGCCAATGGCACCAGCAGTTACCTGATTGATGAAGGCAACAGTGTAAGCAGTGGGGGAAACGCTGTAATCAGCAGTTTTGTGCCCAACGGTGTTTTCTTAAGCAGTGTCGTGCCCAGCTACAAAGATGTGCTAACTGCTAGTGAAAAAGAAGCAATCAAAAATGCTTTGGAGGAAAAACTTTCGTTTGGTATAACTTACATGCAGCTCACAGGCATGTGGCAGGTGATTTCCACCAGTAATCTAGCTGTTGACTCAGACTTTTCTCTAGCTCAGCAAGGTAATACGTCTAATCAAAACCTCGATGCAAGCTGGCTCATTCAACTCAAATATGTGCCAGGTTTTGGTTGGTATATCACAAGCCGCGGGATGAGATACGTTTTTGAAAGCAAGCATGATGTGAGGTTTTATACCATCAATACAACCCCAGTGGTGAACAGTATAACTGGCTTGGCCAACCAAGACTTTATTAAAGTGCTGCGGGTGAACACTGACCCAGCTAACAACAGTGTTTTTTCCCAAGACTGGTTTTGGCCCATTGCATCACAACAACTATACCCTGATGGCTATGTTGAACCACGCAGAGTGCAAGTGAGGTTTCAAGATTCCAACTATGACGGAATTGTTGACAATCCTGATGAGTTCAAAACCATTGTGGCCCCAGACCGCGAGCAACAAATTGATCCCAATACTGGATTGATTTCTCCCAACAGCTTTCCTTATGTGTTTTGGAAAACCACAGTAATAAATGGTTTTGATTATTTGACACCCACATCAGTCAATAAAATTTTCACTGACCTCATTACAATGAGCACAAAATATCCTCCCAACCCCCTAGCTTGGGCAGACAAAGACATTGCTTATGTGAGAGATCAAAAACTGTTTTTCCAATATCAGGCCAGCACCAACAGCTTGCTGGATGTCACAGTAAGCTACAAGGCAGCAGTGGGCCGCAATGATCTCAACTATTGCTGGCAGCACTTTATTGACAAAAGCAAGCGTGTTGATCCTGCCATCATGAACATAATTGACACTTATGTTTTAACAAGCTCTTATGACACAGCCATGCGTAACTGGATTGCCCGCGGCAAAACCAGTGATCCCATGCCTGAGCCTCCAACACCAGAGGATTTGCGCATTACTTTCGCAGAATTTGACACCTACAAAATGATGACCGATCAACTTATTTGGCACCCTGTGAAGTACAAACTGCTGTTTGGACAAAGTGCTGATCCTGAGTTGCGTGTTACCTTCAAAGTTGTGAAAAACACAGGCGTAAGCATTACCGACAGTGAAATCAAAGCACGTATTATACGAGATGTGGACAATTATTTCAGTATAGCCAATTGGGATTTTGGCCAAAGCTTCTTTTTCACAGAGCTTGCAGCATATATTCATCAACAAAATCCTGCTGTGCTGAATTCTGTTGTGATTGTGCCACAAAACCAAGACAGCAGTTTTGGCGATTTGTTTGAAATCAAATGCCAACCGGATGAAATTTTCATAAGCAGTGCGAAAGTCACTGACATTTTGATAGTGCCCAGCTTAAACCAAACTGAATTGAGACTGAAATGAGCGACACAAAACGACGAATAAGCGATCTGCTACCTGAAGTACTTCAAACAGATATCCTGCGTAAATTTTTCGCAGCAACCGCTGACCATTTGTTTCAACCAGAAAAAGTTGAATATTTGAACAACTACATTGGCCGCAAGCCCAGCTGGTACAATCCCAAGAAAGATTTCTATGTGGCGGAGTCTACCAAAGCTCGCCAAGATTATCAAGTTGAAGCCACTGCCATTAGCAGGAGCCAAGGCAGTGACACCGTGTCGCACATTTTGTTTTACGAAGACTTGTTGAACAAATTGCGCAGCCAAGGCGCTTTGACAAATGATCACAATCGACTATTTGAACAAGAGTACTACAGTTTTGGCTTGCCTTGTGATTGCGACATGTGGCTTAACTTTCAGGAGTATGTGTGGTTAAGTGATGGTCCAGATACTATCTCTTTGCTGGACACAACTGATTTCAGCGCCATAAGCCTTCAAAGCAGTTTCACATACACAGGCAGATACTCATTTGCCAGCAGCACTTCAACTGTTATTGACGGTACACAAACCCCGTTGGTATTTTCCTCGGGGTTGAAAGTCAAGCCCACTCTTGATTTGAATATTCAACTCAGAGATCGTGAGTTGATAATTGAAGGTGTAGGTAGGAAAATTTATTTTGTGGATGACACCAACAGCAGTCTCAAGATACGATGGGACAACCCCAAAGAATATGACAGCACTCCCTGGGATGGTGTAGACAGATTGGTTACTCCTGCGTATGTTGTTCTTCAACGAGGTAGCGCCAACCAAAATCCATGGAGTGTGCGGAATCGTTGGTTCCATAGGGATATTTTAAGTCAAAGCCAAACCCTGTTGCCTGACATCAACACATTTGTGGCCAAGTATCCCATCATTTGTTTTGACAAAACCACAACCTTGTATAATTTTGGAACCACTGGCCGAGGTAGAGTGAGTCTTGTGGACAACCGTACACTGGATTTGGGTAACCTGATTGGACGCAGCCAAAGCAATAACAATCCCATTTTGGTGGATGGCATCAGCCTTGATGACGGCATGACAATTTTGTTCACCAATTTAAGTGATCCGCTGGCCAACAACAGGATTTATCGCGTCAGTGGTATCCGGAGCGACAACAAACTCACACTGCAACTGTTGCCAAACGGTAGCGATGTCTCTGGTGCACCCAAAAACAATGACAGCATCTATGTGAGCAATGGCGACCCATTGAACATATTTTTTGACACATACTTGCGTTATCAAACCAGCACTAGTTCTTGGGTGTCAGCACAAAGCTGGAAACAAACAGTGGGCAGTCAAACTCCCTTGTTCCAGTTGTTTGACACTGAGGGTAACAGCTTAAGCGATCCCAGCATTTATCCCTTGAGTAACTTTTCTGGATCAAGTTTGTTTGCCTACGACCCAAGCCAGTTGGCTGAGTTGAACCAAAACATTTTACAAGTATCAGCCAATGAATTAGCCTTTCTCAACACTCTCTCCACAGAGAGTTGGACTTATCAGCCTCAAAACACACGAGTTGACATCACTGGCTATTTGTTTTGGGAAACAGTTGATCCCTCTTCACAACGTGTAGTTTATCAAAACAACTGGTTCAAAAGTCCTGTATTGAGCAGACAATATGTTGTGAATCAATATTACACTACACAGAGCCAACAGTCTTTTTCACTAGATCAAGCACCTGGTGTTGGTGCCCCAGGACCAAATGCTATAAATGTGGAAGTGGCTGGCAGGATGCTGACCCCTGCTGAATACACTGTAAGCGGCAATGTTTTGACTTTAGCAGCAGTTGCACCTCCCTACACCAATGTGGTAGTGAAAACATGGCAAAACATCAACAACACTGCCACCAACGGTTATTTTGAAATACCCAAGAACCTAGAGGCAAACCCCAATAACCAAGAAGTCACAACTGTAACACGGCAAAACATAATCAATCATTTGATTACTGTTATTGGTAACCAGCTGAACATCTCAGGTAATATTATTGGTTCCAACAACTGGAGAGACACTGCACAAAATCAAAGCTTGGGTACAGTGATTCTTCAGCACAGAGCTCCTTTGTTGAAAACAATGATTTTGAACAGCATTTCTCAAACCACTGCCTTGACCAGCAGCAACGCATTGTTGGACCCAATGGTGGTCATGCAATGGGCACAAAAAGAATACTTGCGGTTTTACAACAAATACATCAACAGTTTGATCAATTTATACAACAGCGGCGGAATAACACTGGCCAATCCCATAAATGAATGGGTTGACCGAGCCTTGAAAAGCATAAATGTTGGCAAAACTTTGAACAGTCCATGGGCCATGAGTGGGTTTGATGGCGTGCCTGGTAGGTATTGCAGCGAAAAATCCACTAATCCCACATTTGTTCCTGCTAGTGCAACAAGATTGGGAGTTACACCTGCATTTGTGCCCACAGCGTTTTTTGACACAACACAGCCTGGAGCTCCTTTGAGTCTCAGATGCCACAACGGTGCAGTTGTTGTATTGAAAGATTTCAACGGCGCTGATTTGGGCACAATAAGAGAGGGCCTGGCCACAACAGCTGATCCAGAACTTTTGACACATCCGGTGGCCAGAGCTTGGATGCAACTGGAAGTGGATTTGTTCAACTCACTGCCTGCCACATACAGAAATCCTGACTCTGCCCAAAAGCTGGATACACGAACCATATTTTCTGGCAAATGGAGAACCACAAACTATAGCTACAAAGATCAGTTGACTTTAATGTATCCAATATTTGAACGTTGGCTAACAACAAATCAACTAGATGCATTTAAAAACACAACTTACCAAATTGATGATCCATTTTCTTGGAATTACGGAAAGTGCACTGATCAAGAAAACAATCCGGTGCCAGGGCATTGGCGTGGAATCTACTTTTTGTTCTTTGATACTGATCGTCCAGATTCTGCACCCTGGGAAATGTTGGGATTCAGTCAACAACCTTCTTGGTGGACTGCTGAATACGGCCCAGCACCCTACAGTAATGGCAATACAAAATTATGGTATGACTTGCGTGATGGCAGAATCCGTCAAGGTCAACGCCAAGGAATTGATCCTGCTTATGCTAGACCAGGATTGATGCAATATGTACCAGTGAACGAGTTTGGTGAGTTGTTGCCTCCTGTGCTCGCCAAAATAGTCACAACGTCGCCAAGCGAAGCGGAAGCAAGAGCAGACTGGAAGTTTGGCGATCGCGGACCTTTGGAAAATGTTTGGCTTACTGCTGTGGACGCTGATCAAATCTGGGCACAAATTTCATACTTGGCCAAGCCGCCTCAATTTATTGAATATCTTTGGGACGGTCCAAGGGCACAACAGATTTTCGCAAGTCAAGACACCGCTCAATGGATTTGGAAAGATTACAAGAAAAGAGTCAGCAACAGTGAACTTTTTGTTCATAGGGAAAACCCTCAGAATGTCACAACACTGCGGAGCGATCTTTCTTATTATGGGTCCTGCGGGATTCAACATTGGATAAGTGAATACTTGATAAATGACAGCCGCAGTGTTTCTGAATATTTTGGTAATGTTGTGAGAAACAGCGATGTGAGTTTGGGTTATCGGGCTGCTGGGTTCATCGACGGCACAAGTGTTCAACTTTTGGTTGACAGTTTTGGCTTGAGCTCCAATGACAGTTTATTGATACCTCAAGAGGATGTTACAAACAATCTCATCCGCAGCGCGAGCTTGAAAGAGTTTTTCTATAGCGGTGTGATTGTAGAATACCGTGGAACTGAGGGCTATCGTGTAATTGGTTACGACAGTTATGATCCCAATTTTTATATTATTCCCAGCAATTTAACTGGCCCCAAAACAACTGTGATTGTTGACAAAGTTCGTGCTATTGAATATAGGGTGGGCTTGCCAACCGTTAAGAAAGTGCCTTATGGAACCATTTTACAAACACAACAAGAAGTGTTTGACTTTTTGGTGAGCTTGGGTCGGTGGCAAACTAGCCAAGGATGGCTTTTTGACGAGTTCAATCCCACTACCGGGCAACAGCAAGATTGGAGCTTGAGTGGCAAAGAGTTCTTGTTTTGGAGCCAAGGCCCATGGGCGCCTGGCAACTACATTGCTTTGAGTCCATTGGCACTTAAAACAAAATTTGCCACTGGCTTTGGTACTATTCAAAATATTGGTGGTATAGTAAATGGCAGCTACACAATTTTGGATCGTGGCGGCAGGCCCATCCAAGTTCAAAACATAGACTTTCTCCGAATTGATGACCAGGTTTCTGTTCGTCCCCTCAACGATCAAGGCATATTTGGACTGAGGCTATACACAACAGGTCTTGAGCATGCTTTGTTGTTTCAAAACAAAACAATATTTGGTGATACAGTATATGATCCCCTGTTTGATGTAAGACAAAGCCGATTTAAAATCCAAACTTACAAGAGTATGGATTGGGCAGGGAGGCTTGAAGCCCCTGGTTATTTGGTAACACAAACCACATCCACTATTGGGGATCGTGTAGTTGTCAATAACCAAATATTGGCCAATTTTGAAAAAACTGTGAACGATGTGCGCAAGCTCTACAATGTGGATGTGCCTACTCCCTACAGCTTTACTGACTCAACAGGCGTCCATGAAAATACAGTGAGTGCACTTTCACAGTCCTTACCGCAGCGATACAACATGCTGGCCACTCACTTAGTGGGGTATCAACAAAGAGAATATTTGACCAATCTTTTGGTCGATGAAACCACCCAGTTTCAATTTTACCAAGGAATGATCAAACAAAAAGGCACAAAAGGCACCATTGACAGTTTGTTGAGAAATACTCAGCTTGTGGATTCCAATGAAAGCTTTAGTTACTACGAAGAATACGCTTTCCGGTTGGGCACTTACGGCAGTAATGAACTAATTCACGGAATTGATGTATTGTTGCCTCAAGCGGAAGTGCGCAGCAATCCTCAATTGGTTGAGTTCTTTTCGGGCGAGACAGTGGACCTAAGTTACGACGATACAATCACTATTACGCCCAAAGATTCAAGAGTGCTTTACAAGAGTGAACTTGCACCACAATTCTCCCTCAGAGATCATTACGGTTCTGAAGCTGGAGACTTACCAAACAGTGGATATGTGTTGTTTTCTGAGGCAACTTATTATGTGAAAGATCAACAAGAGCTCTTGGGCTTATATCAAACTCTACAAAACAAGAACGTGGAGTTGCAAGCACATGACCGCGTATGGCAATTTATTGACTCTGCAATTGGTTGGAACATTTACAAAGTGTGCAAGCCCAGTTGGAGTATTCAACAAACCACACCTGTCACATTGAATCAAACAACTGTTGTTACAAACATTCCACACAAGTTACAGAATGGCGCTATACTGGTGTTGAGCGGTGTTTCAGGTGTAAATGGCAAATTGGATGGCACCTTCATTGTGTTCAATGTTACGGCTAACACTTTTGATGTGCAAGCCACTACAGAGGGCACAGGCAGCAACGGACAAGTGCTGCAATACTGGAGCATAAGATTTCCCACTTATAATGATTTCCATACAGCAACACCTCCTGGTGGCTGGACACAACGGGATTTTGCCTATGTAGATGGCAACCGTGACACTCCTTGGAAAGTGTATCAAAAATACGGTGTGTGGTTTGAATACAGAAGTGAAAACAAAAAAGTTGACACCAAGCTCTTGCTGGCTAGTACACTTTACAACAAAACTACCCTACAAACACTTGTGCACTTGAACATCTGGGACCCAGGCAAAGGAGCACTGCCAGGCTTGGTAAGTGAAGAAGTCACATATCGCACAAACTGGGATCCAGCCAGCTATAATGCAGGTGATCCAAGACTGTATCAAGTTGATCCCAATTCAGCATGGGGCCCAAATCAAGTGGGCGAAACTTGGTGGGATTTAAGCACAACAAGGTTTATTGATTATGAAATTGGAACAGACAGCTATCGCCGGAGACATTGGGGACAAGTTGCTCCAGGAATCACCATTGACATTTATGAATGGATACGAAGCCTTGTGCCTCCTTCATCTTGGGCAGGCGCTGTTACTGCGGGCAATGCAGCAGCCACAGGGGGAGATCAAACCCCTACAGGAACAGTAAAAGGAGCTAATTATCCTTATGTAATGCGCAGTGAGCGTAACGAAAGCGGACAATACACCAATGTCTACTACTTTTGGGTCAAAGGCAAAACCACTGTTCCTAATGTGGCTGGCCGCAAGATCAGTGTTGCTTCATTGAGCCAAATTTTGGAAAGTCCGCAAACACAAAATCAAAGTTGGTGGGCTGCAATAAGCAACACAGGAGCATTGCTAGCCAACATTGGAAGCGCCCTTGACGCCAGTAATACAGTGTGGCAAGTGAATTACACCAGTAGAGAAAATGTAGACAAAATCTACAAAGAGTGGACTTTATTACGGCCCAACGATCCCCTGAGCACACCCACCCTTGAATTGTGGCGTAAGATGTGCGACAGCTTAGTGGAGTTCAACCCCGCAGGCAACAGTGTGCCCAATTTGCGGCTTCCTGAAATGAGCAAGTATGGTATGCTTACCCGGCCTTCACAAAGTTGGTTCAAGGATGGATCAACTGCACGCAGAGCATTAGTGAAAAAAATCAACTCATTGCTCAGCAGCAGCGTTGTGCCACCCTTGGACGATCCTGATCGTTTGGGTTGGCTGCCGTATTTTCAATCTGTGGAACCTTTGCCTCCTCAGAAAAATCAAAAAGCTGATGCTAGAGTAGCAACTGCTGTTTCGTTGGACAGTGTTTACTACCCTGGAGAAAATGGCAAAGGTGCAACATTGACCTATGCAGGAACAGCTTTTGGTCCATTGACTGTGGATGGAATAGCCTTGAATTTAGGCGACCGCATACTTGTTAAAAATCAAAACACAACAACAGTAACAAATGGCATCGTAACACAAACACCAAATCAAAATGGCATTTATGAAGTAATTGACATAGGGGCTGCGCCCAACACTCCCTGGATTTTAGTAAGGGCTTCTGATTTTGACAGTTTGAGCAGCAATGTTATTGATGCACAAGTTCGTGTTTTGGAAGGTGCACAGCAATTGTTGCCCACAACATACATTCAAACCAACAAGGACATTTTGAAATTTGGTGTTGATCCTCTACAGTGGCAAATTGTGCGACCAGTAAAAGGCATTTTGCCCAACAATTGGGACTATCATGTTGCTTCCTTGGCCGAGAGAGATGCTTTGATACCCAGCTTGATACCTGGAAACAAAATATTGGTTGATGTCAGTGCCAGCACAAACAATCGGTGGACCATTTGGTTGTATCAAGGACAAGGCTCGTTTGCTCTAGAGCGAATGCAAGCATGGGACACTAACCAGGTGTGGAACCTTGTGGATTGGTATGCAAGCAGCTATAGCAGTGAAACACTGATTGATATAACAGTGGCTACTCTGGCTGATCGCGATGATCTTGTTGTGGAAAGTGGCACGTTGGTTAAAGTTTTGAACACAGGGAACGGCCGTTGGAATCTTTTCCAGTACACTCCTGAATCAGATACTGAGTGGACTATTGTTGGTGTCCAAAATGGCAATCTTCAACTCAAGGACAATTTATATGATTACGAAAAATACAACATGGGGTTCAACGGTGGAAGTTACGATGTTGATTATCAAGGTTGGGAATATGATACAAGACTGGAATTGAATTTTGTCTTACAAGGGTTGTGGCCAGAAAGCAACAAAAGCGTGGGCTTGTTGAAAGTTGATTCCAGTATAAATGAACGCAACATTGTGTTCTTTGAGTTAATAAATCATGTGTTGAGTGAACAAAATTTTGTGGATTGGTGTTTCAAAACCAGCTTCATAAATTTAAAGGGGTTCAGTCAGCAACTTTTGAGCTCTGCCTACTATGATCCCAGCAAGATCAACAGCTTGGAAAAATATATTCAAGAGGTCAAACCCTATCACGTTATTATCCGGCAATTTGTTGATTTTCGGGTAAGCTCAGACGTTTGGCAAAGCAGCAGCAGCGATTTAGACAAGCCGCCTTTCGTGGATGTCAACAACAACGTGCGAATATTGAATGCAAGTAATCCTGTTGACCTTGCTATTTTGAGCGGAGATACAATTTACAAGCCTTGGTTCAACAACTACAAATCCAGCAGCGGTGCTCTTCTTGAAACAGCCACTCTTGTGGGTAATAACACTCAGCAGAGTATTCAATTGAGCATTGCTACCAAGCCAGAAAATGTTTTGGTTTACTGGAACAACAAACTTACGCAAGCTTGGACTCTACGGGGTGGTGACAACTCCATCATTGATTTGGTTTTTGTTCCCAAAGCCAGTGAAATTGTCAAAGCGTATGTGTATGCCTCCAGTTACTTGGAGCGGAAGACCATTGTTGGGGATGGAATAACCAACATTGTTGCTATGATAAATCCCATAACTTGGCAATTTACACAGGTGCGCTGGAACAATGTGTTGACAAACGACTATGTGATCTCTTTGGAAGATCCCACTGTTGTGGAATTGAATTTCACACCTAGTGTGGGAGACATTGTGAGTGTTACGGTGTTTGACACTGAAAACCTCAGTGTGAGAAGCCTGCACACAAGGATAGTTTTGGACAGGCTGGCATGTGCTCCAGCCCAAAACTACTACAGCCCTGGGTACAGTGATGCCACTATACCCAATCGTGTTGTGGAGACAATTGAACAAATGGAACAGTTGAGCAACTTGCCCAACGGTGAAATCATTAAAGTTCTTCGAGATAATGTGGGACTTTGGAGTTTGTTCAAGTATAACCTAGGTGTATTTGAGTTGATTGGCTATCAACTGGACAATGGTGCAGCTAATAGAATTCAAAGCTTGTATCAACCCAGTCCAGGTATGCCACCTGCTAATGATCCATTGCTGATCAGTGGCTGTGCTCCAAAAGGAACGGTCTTGGATGGGTTGGACTTCAATCTCAATGGCAGATGGGGAGAACCAGTGTGGGATGGCGTACTGGGTTGGGACAACACTAGCCAAGAAGTTGATCGCTTGTTTGATCAATATATCAGCGGTGGGCAACGTCCACAATACTGGGTATTCAAAGGCGATGGCGTGCAGTCCAAATTCAGTTTGCCACAAGCACCGCAAGCACCCAATGATCTAAGGGTTTGGGTTAACGGCGCCCTCCAAAACACACCATTGAATTGGACAATCAAAAATTACATTACTGATGCAGAGGTTGCCAACCAAGGCACTGGCTATAATGTAAATGACATCTTAACTGTAGTGGGCGGCACATTCACTAGTGCAGCAAAATTGAAAGTTGTCAACACCACTTTGACTGGCTCAATTTTGAAACTAGAAGTGGTGTTTCCAGGAGCATATACTGTGACTCCAAGCGGTACAGCAGTGCAAGCGTCTGGTGGCAGCGGTACAAATGGCACTTTTGTTCTTAGATGGGGTGGCACAAGTCTTGAGTTTGCAGTTCCACCGCCAGCTCCTGTTGCCAAACCCAACATTTGGGTAGCAGAAGCAGGCAGCACATTTGAAAGCGCATTGGGCGGAACGCTGGATGCAGTATATGATGGGTTGGGTTTGAGTAGGCCACATTTGGAAGGAAATCATCCCGAAGAATTGTTTCCTTTGTATGCAAAAGAAACATTTGTAATGGATGTTATGAATCAACCCACAGTGGGTTTTGGTAATGTGCTTTGTGAAAGTTGGGTTGGTGACGGCATTACTGACAGATTTTTCATTGGCCAGCCTGTGTTCAGTGCTGTTGATATAATTGTCAGTGTAGGTGGAGTTTTAAAAACATTGGGCCCAACTGCTGACTATGTGTTTGATCCCAGTAGCAACAGCATTGTATTTGTGTTCCCGCCCACAGGCTCAATAACAATAACCAGTTTTGGGTTTGGTGGTGCAACCCCTGGTTTGGGCAATTGGAGTATTGCGAATCAAGGAATCAATTACAATTTAAATGACACTATATCACTGAGCGATCCATCTGTAACTTACATTTCCACAACGGTGTTGGTAACAGCAATACGGGCAACCTCTGTTGTTGTGAATCAACCTGGGTCAGGATATAAGCCAGGGGACTTGTTGTATTTCAAATATGGTAGCGGAAGCCAAACTTTGGTTGTTAAGGTGGACACAACCACTGCATTTGGTGGTATAGCAGGGCAAATTGTCAGTGTCAGCATTGTGAATGCAGGATATTATACGCAACCCAGCATCTCTCAAAATGAATGGTACACAAATGGCGACGGAGTAGGGGGATTGATTACTCCTCAATGGGGAGTAGCTGACATAAGGCCTTTGACTCGAGGCAGTTACCTGAACAAAAACGTGGGATTGCAACAAGTGAGCGTGACCACAAGTAGTGGTGCGCCTGGCTTGGGCACTGGATTCAGCATCAGCAACTACAGCAGTCATCTACAAGAAACAAAAACTGTTGTGTTTGATGTGTCCAGCCAACTGATTACAATGGATCAACCCATTGGTGTTAACACTGTTTTGATGACTTGGAATGGCGTGCCTACAGTGAGCTTTGGTGTAAATCCTGCCAATCAGAGACAAATTGGGTTGGGCTTCACCCCATTGCCAGGTGACACAGTTGTGGTTTTGGTTTATAGCAGCCAATATCAGAGCCTACAAAAAACTCAAAGTTTGACAGTGAGTTTGCCTGTGTTGTCATATCCTTTGAGCTTGAACACGCCAACAAACCCACTGATTGGTTTCAATCCTGCTCAAAGCAACAATGCCATTGTGTATGCCAACGGCAAGAGGTTGACGCCACCATACTTGTTCAGTGCCATAGGAGATAACACAACAACTGTGTATACGTTGGCCATCTCTCCTGATCCCACGTCAGTGGTTAACGTGTGGTTGAATGCATCCTTGCTGGCTGCCACTGAATATTCATTGGCTGGAAATCAAATCACATTCACAAATCCACCGTTGGATCAAAGCTTCATTTACATTGAAGTGGCTGATCCTGTAGCTCAAAACTATGATTATCAAATCATTGGCACGTCTCTTGAGTTGGCAAGCTGGGCAGTGGCGGACGGAGATCAGATTGTTGTGCGCACCTGGGGAGAAGACAGCAGCAGTGCCTTCTATAACGACGTATGGCCTGGTGATCCCAGCAATCTCTTTTTGTTCACCAATACCCCATTGGAATTTTCCAGCGTGCAAGTGTGGCTTAACGGAAATGCGTTAAGCTGGGTGTTGGATTATACAATCACCAAAACAGGCAACAGCTGGTATTTGGCGTTGGGCAATCAACACACACTGGGACCAGCAGACAAGCTTCAAGCTTACTACCCCACAGCATTGCCTAGCAAAGATGGTGTTGCATTTAGGGTATTCACAAATGTTTATCAGGACACACAATACTTGCGTTTGGGTAACGAAGACCGAACAGTGTTGACTCAAGATTTGAGATGGGATGACAAAGAAATTTTTGTGGCCAATGGCGCGGCTGTTTTGGATCCCAGTGACAAGCGACCTGGTGTGATTTGGATTGAAGGTGAGAGAATTGAATACTTTGACAAAGCGCCTGCTGCATCTTCACTGTTTCCTCAACAAGCTGTGTTGAGGAAAATCAATCGGGCTACATTAGGCACACCTGGCGGTATTCCAGATCAGTTTGTGGCGCAGTATTGGAGTGGCACTGGTAACAGCGACTTGTATCCAGTTACTGTCACTAATTTTCCAGAATGGCAAACCGGGCTTGTTAGTGCGTATGTAATGGTGGATGGCAAGCTTCAAAACAGTTGGAGTTTGGTAAACAATCCACCAAACACAGCACCTGGATTTTATCTGCAATTTCCCTCCCAAGCTCTTGCTCCAGTATTTGAGCCACCACCTGCTGGCAACAAAAACATTGGATTGATAGTGTTCAAGCAAGACTGGAAAACCACTGGAATTACTCATCCAGTTAACAGTGTTGTGAGAGATGGAAGCTTGCGCCAAGTTATACCAGGAGGCTATCAGTGGCCTTATGGGGCACTGGGCTTGCAATACAGCAGCCTCTATCAAACACAATTTTTGTTGTCACAACCTGGCTCGATACCAGCATAAATATCTCCATGGAACAACACACTGACAAACCTGTTGATGAGAAAGTAGATGACTGCCAAAAACTAGTAGTAAGCAGTCATCTACTCATCAAAGATTTAAATTCAAACAAAATAATCCTAGACAAAAGGCTCTCCTAAAAATGGAAACTCCCTTGAACAGCATTACGGGCCACGTTTTGATTCGCGACTTTCAATCCAAGGAAGTTTTAGTGGACAAATACAACGCCATCAATTATGAGAATTTCAGTATTGCATTGGCCCAAGGTTTGGCCTATCGCCCTGAAGGCTATATCCAAGAGATGGTTTTTGGAAATGGAGCAGCCGTGGTTTCTGGAGTGGGCACAGTGATTTATTTGCCGCCAAATGTTCAGGGATTGGATGCACAGTTGTATAACGAGACATACTACAAAGTAGTAAATGATCTCAGTCCCGACAACACTGATCCCACTCGCAATTTTATCAAAGTCATTCACAGACCCGGCACAGTCTACACTGATGTGAAAGTCACATGTGTCCTAGGCTTGGGTGAACCTGCAGGACAAGATGCATTTGATACAGCAACAGATGTTTCCAGCCCCTATGTTTTCAACGAGTTGGGCTTGAAAACCAAAAAATCTGCTCCTGACACAGGACTGTTGATCAGTCATGTGGTGTTTTCACCTGTTCAAAAATCTTTGAATCGTGAAATCGAAGTGGTTTATACAATTCGTATTCAGACAGCGTAAGTTTTGTTGCCAGCCTAGATCACAAGCTGCCTAAATATGAGAAATACTCTGAGGCAACAATTATGACATATGTGATCAACAGTTACAGTGGAACTCCGATTGCATCCATTCCCGACAAAACAATCAACACAACCGCAACATCCTTGCGACTGCCTGGCCGTAATTATCCCAATTATGGTGAGCCTGTTGTGGAAAATTTGGTATGGATGCTGGAAAATTTCGCTGGTGCTCCAGTATCTGGGCCCACCAATCCAAGAGTTGGGCAATTATGGTATGATGTTGCCAACGCACAATTGAAAGTCTATGATGGCACAGCTTGGAAAAGCGCAGCTCCTGTGCAGACCACACCTGTTGTGCCACCGCCCCCACCACCAGGACCTCCTCCTCCAGGACCACCCAGTCCTCCCGGACCTGTAAATCCAGTTGATGGCGAGCTGTTGTTTGATCAAGCCAAAAAACAACTTTTTATCTATGGGTCAAGTCAATGGAACCTAGTTGGACCTATAGGTGCTGCTGACAGCAATGACGCCAACAGTCCCAGTATTCCCAGTTATACAAGTGTTGATGCACTGCTTGTAACTGATACCTTAAGTGCAATACACAAGGTTTTGAGATTAACTGTGGGTGGACAACTTGTGGCCGTAGTAAGCAACGATGCCACATTCACACCTGCTGCCGCGCCCACCAATCCATTGCAAGGCTTTACAAATGTATATCCTGGTATAACCTTGAATCCTGCCTTGCCAAATGCTAAATTTTATGGAGAAAGCACTAGCACAGGCTTGGCACAAAACAGTTTGTTCTTGGGAGGCATACCTTCTGGAACCTATATGCGCAAGGATCAAACCAATTTACCTATAAATGACAACCTATACAATTTAGGCAGTGCTAGCTTCAAATACAACACAATATACGCTTCCAACTTTGCAGGCACTGCCTCCAATGCATTGAATGCTGACACGTTGGGTACCCCACCAGTATTGCCTGCAACATTTATGCGCAAGGATGTTACTAACATCCCCACAATAGATGGAGCCTTTGAACTAGGCAGCTTGAATACGAAGTATTGGACAGTGTTTTCCCACAAATTCTGTGCCGGGTCAACAACTGAATCTGATGGCCTTATGAAATATGTTTTCAAAGGCGACTTACAAACCGGACTAGGACAAGCTGCTACAAATCAAGTCAGTGTTTTTCTCAGCAATATTGAAACAGCACGGTTTGTAAATCGCGGGCTGCGCTTGGGTGATGTCACAGTGACCGCCAATGCCACTGCGGATCCAGCATTCAACGATTCGTTCCTCACTATCAATATGAATCAAGCCAACACTGATGGCATCAACATACGGTCAACAGTAGCTGGTCCAGGCAACCCACAACCAAACACAATGATTAACATGTGGGGCAGTTACGCAGTTGTGCCTTCAACTCAAAAAGCTATTTCATTCAAAACCAACACACTATCGGTACTGAATGCCTATGAATCTGGCAGTATTACGTTTGATGACGGTGGCGCATACTATAACACTATTTCCGATTACCGACGTAAAACCAATGTTTCTCCCTTGCAGAGTGCCCTTGGTTTGATCCAGCAAGTACAAGCCAAAACCTATAATTGGAAAGATTCAAGCCAAGACAACAAGAGCATTGGTTTTATTGCACACGAACTTCAAGAGGCCGTTCCTCAAGCAGTACAAGGCGAAAAGGACCAGGTAAACGAACAAGGGCAACCTATGTATCAATCAGTTGATAACAGTAAGTTAGTTCCTATACTTTGGGCAGCAGTACAAGAGTTAAGCACCAAACTAGCAGCTCTGGAAGCGAAACTGGCTAGCTAAGCCAGTTTCCAATCTCGCTCAAATTCAGCAAGCTCTCTTTTGCTCATGCTAAACTGATTGCGCAGTTCATTTTTTCCGCCAGCCTTATCAATCAAGGTCTTAAAACTTTCTGCAAAGCTGACACTCTGTGCGTTGCTGTGTTCGATGAGTTGTTGCAGTAGATTCTTTTCAAGCCTACTCACTGTAGTTGCGCCTTGCCAATAGTCTTCAAACGCTTCCCATGCGATGGGGCAAATTCTCTTTACATGCTCTGCAATGGGCAGTGCCAATTGTTGAATTTCCATTTGAGCGTGTGAGTCAACTCTTAGATTAAGATAGTGAAATAGATTCTTTAGGTCAATTTTCCAATACAGTTCAGTGTAGTTGTTCAGCGGGAGCACCATACGTGCAAGCTCGCGTGCCAACCCCTTACGCTCACCAAGGTTGTAGTTTCTGCCATCTGGATCATTTATGAGGCTGAGATAGTCAAGGTAGTTTTCAGCACTCACACGCTGGATTGTGTTGAATGCCATTTCCAACTCTTGGCCTTGCAGTTGCGCACCACTGCCCTGCTTGTTGTCACTGCTTTGTGCTTGCAGTCGGCTCTGTTCCGGAATATAAAACTCATCAGTCATTACTGAGTATCGTCCACTGTATTCGTTAATTGAGGCCATTCGGTGTCGCACATGTTGCCGCATTACAAAAATTGGCATTTTGAGGTGAAACTTGAACTCCACCATCTCAAATGGAGTTGAATGAGAATTTCTCATAAGATAGCGGATCAGTCCGCGATCTTCATTTACTGATTTGGTGCCAGCACCATAACTGACCCGCGCAGCTTGAACAATAGCAGCATCATCCCCCATATAGTCAATCAAGCCCACAAAGCCTTTGTCAAGCACCTGTGTGTATCTGCTGTCGCCAGCCACCTGTTCCCAAGTTGTCATCTCATTCTCCAGTATCTATAGCTTATTTTGTGCTAGACACTGGTGTTAAATCAAGTTCAACAGCCAGCTTATAAAATTAACTTTGTTTGAGCTTTGCTGTCAATTGACGTATTTTAGCAGCTTGACTGGTTTGAGCTCTGCTTTTTTTATAACGACTGCTGGCCTTCTTGATAACTGAATTGGCATACCGTGTTATATCTTGTTTGAGTCTATCAAAGTCTAATGTTACTTTACAGCTTTCAATCAAGGCATCCTCAGGATCCATCATGCGTTCCTGTTCCATGACTGATACAAATTCTTTGCCTGATAATTTTATCCGCTTGCCGTAACGGGTTTTTACTACAGCATCTTTTATGTATTTGGCAGGAGGTTCAGTATCAAAAGATATACTGTTGAATATAGCCTCCCATTCCAAGTCTTCAGCTGTTTTTTTCTTTGCCATAGCTACCTCAAGAACTGGAGTTGCTTTATTTATCAAAGGGTCCAGTCCTTGAGATTTTTATCTTAGCTTGCTTGCTTGGCCTTGCTGGTTTTTTTCGGAGCAGGCATTGCTGGCACTTCTTCAGCAACCACTGCTGTTGGTTGTGGTTTCTTAGTTGGTTTCAAACTGGGATCAATACGATAAGCTTGTTCTCTTTTGCTATGAGCATCCAGCTCCAGCATGCGAGCCATTTCCAACAGATTGGCAGCTTGTGCTCTAGTTGCACCAGTGTTTTCATTTTCAGAATTCACTGCATGAACATTGAACTTCTTGAGATCAGCAGCAACCATTGCTTTGGTTTCAGGATCAAGATCATCAAAGCCCTGGGGCACAGTTTCTTGCGATGACATGGCTGAGATAACGTCAGTAAGTGGCCAACGAACCCCTCTACGAGGAACCATGGTTACGTTTGTTACTGGGGTTTTTTGAAGCCTATTGCTTTGATGAAACTTAACCAGCATGCTTGTTGAGCTGCCGTCAGGGCTGGGTCGCCGGGCCAAAACATCAGCTAAATTCTTTGCCTGCTGTCCTTCTGTGCTTTCAACAACCTTGCGGAGAGCTTCATTATACATGTCAGGCAAAGCATCTGTATCAATTACCAATGCGTGTGCAGGATCTTCAGGCAATTGCATGAAAACAACCACAACATTTTTACCTGTGTTGTTTAGTTGCCCTGTGTGGCGGTACATGTTGTCAAACATAAATGATCTCCTTAACTGGCTGCTGGATTGGTGTTTTTGTCTTCAGCAACACCCACGAAGCTTTGAATTTTGTCGTAAAGTCCAGCAACAGAACTCAACTCTGGACCGCGAAAGGCGCCTCGCTGAGTACACAAATCAATTAAAACCAATACATTTTTGAGATCAGTAATTGTTATTTCAGTTACCCCTGATGTGTTTGGGGGAGGAATGTTTTCCTCAAGTGTTTCGCTCATTAGTATTCTCCTATAGGTTACAAGACTATGTTTGTTTTGCAATAACCTTGTCAATATTTTTGTAGGGCTCACGCACTGAAACCAAACTGGGCGACCAGCCAATATAAGGGATCCAGTTGCTGTTGGGAACAATCACAGGCTGTTTTTTGACTTTGCTAATGATTTCACCAATGCTGGGTTTATAAGGCAGCCTTTGTGGATGCACGTCCAATCGATGGCCTTTCCGTGTGTTGCATCTGCTGCATGCCATAGTGACATTGGTCCAAGTTGTTTTCCCTCCATGGCATCGTGGGATCACATGCTCAATAGTGAGACTTTTGGCGTCAAATATTTGATTACAATACTGGCAAGTGTAATTGTCTCTTATGCACAAGTTTTGTTTGTTGAACTTAACACTTCTGCTTGATTTAACATAGGTTTTTGAAACAACTACACTAGGAACTTGCATAGTAACACTGGGGCTATGAACAAACCAATCAGAGTATTGCTCTATAACATCCACTTGAGAAAGATAAATCAGCTTGATGGCTTCTTTCCAGTTAATTGCGCTCAAAGGAGCTACACCCAAGGGACTGTAATCAGCATTGAGTACTAATGTGGCATTCATAACACACCTTTTTTATCTGCTATGATATTTAACTGTCAAAATAGTAAGGCAAGACTTCATTGCTTTCAATATCAACAAAAAGTGACCCCAAACGTCCACCCTTACTGCTGCCACAATCTGTGACAAATGCCTTGCCTCCTCTGGGATTGGCTTTTTCCACTACGTTATAGGACACTCTATCAAGCCAGTCATGCCCCACTACCACTGTATGATCACAAGGTATATGTTGCACCCAATCCCAAATTCGATTAGGGTATCCATCACCTCTGGTTGGTGACACAGTGTCTACTTCACCAAAATAGGCCATATTGGCGCACATTCCTTGTAGTCTGCGTTCATTGTTTGTCCACATTGTTTGTGTGGCAGCACCATGTGTGAACAAAAATTTATCAATAACCATATGGTTGAAACTCCAGTTTCTCAAGGCGGTCCAAGCTGCAAGAAACTTTCTCTTACGACTTTCATTAAGGCTATTGATTTCGCGAATAGTTGTTAAGTTGGCCTCACTTAGCTTGCCGTTGAAGTTTTCTCCAAAATCACTTCTGATCCATCTGTCTATCTTTCGTTCATGATTACCCCAGATCATAAACGCTTGGCCATCCCGCACAGTTTCATATGCCAGCCTCAAGCATTTGAGATTGTGGGGCCCATAATCCACCACGTCGCCCAGCCACACAATTGTTGCCTTCTGTTTCTCGGCACATTGTAATGCCTGTTGCATCCCTGCAAAATTGCCATGCACGTCTCCCACTGCAAGGATCTTGTTTGTTTTCAATTGTTGTGGGAAATCCACTATGGATTCTTGTCCAGAAAGTATAGAGACAGTCCCGCACTCCACATTCATTACTTGTGTCTGGACATTCTTCCATATACTGAAACTTCTGCGCAACGCCTCTTGATCAGCTGAAGGACCAGCATACTCCTGCAGAGTTTTCCAGTCAATGTCAAACGGTTTGATATAAGCCTCTACGCCATATTTTTGGGCAATAGACAGTAGTGTTTGTCTATCTTTGTCTTTCAAGTTAGTAGCGTCCACAACCACACGCTGACCATGAGCCAACGCCACATCTGCTCTACGATATAGTTCTTGCCAAATGCTGGGCAGAATATCTAGAGTATTGCTGCTACCTGTCAGCTGCTTCTTGAGAGCTGAAATACTGATGATTTCTTGAGAAGGAAAATGGGTTTCGGCCCAACTTGTTTTGCCGCTGCTGTTGGGCCCAACTAAAATCACAAGACTGTGTAATGGTATCTTTTTCATGCTTAACTATAGCATGAAATCTCAGGGTGTCAACGAAACCAATCCAATAAGCCAGCAACTGCCCCTGCAATCCCAGTCACTATAGCCAAAAAACTGACCCCAAACACACCGCTTGAGGTCCACACACAACCATATAACTGATACACCCATGAGGCAAGAAATCCACTCGCAGCAAAAGCGCACAATGCACCTACATATGCAACAACTATTATTGCGAGTGTTTTCATTGCCTGCCTTGGTAATAGTCTCCTATTTATGGATTCCAGACATTTTCAAACCCGGAAGCCAAACGCCACAGGCACGTTCACTTCAGCCGTGTCAATGTCACGATTGAAAACTTCGCTCAGTGTCCAACGCTCTTTGCTGTTCCATTTTTGCGCAGGTTCACCAGCAGCCTCAGCCGCAAGAGCAGCCTCATTTGGACTCATGCTTCGAAATTCCACTGCACTGTAGCAGCGCCCCTTCCTCAGCAGTGCTGGATCCACCTTGCTCATTTGGCTGATGTTGGTGGTGAACACCATCTTTTTGCTGGCCACCTTCACAATGCCGTCACTCACATTCAGGAACTTGCTCATGATCTTGTTTTGCTCGCTTTCTCGATTGCTGAGCAGCAGGTCAGCATCTTCAATGATCATGATGTTGTGCTCATCATCAGCTAGGAAGTCGATGAAAAAGCGATCATCGCGGAGGATATCTTCATCATAGCTGACGATGGCATTCATGCGCCGGCTGCAAATCAGGTGCTTCAAAAAGCTGGTTTTGCCAGTGCCTGGCGGCCCATACAAGAGCAGCACAGTGGCAGTGCTGTTCAGGTAGTCGTCAATGAAAGCATCGACTCCCTGAGTGAACCAAGGATAGAAGCTGTTTTGGATCTTGTTGTCTTGATCCACATACAGGCTGCGATAGTCCACTTGATTGCCGTCCTTGTAGTACCAGGTGATTTTGGTGAAGCTGCGATCCTGAAATGCGTCCTCCACAGCCTTCATCAGCTGGTCCACGCTGTCAGGCAAGCCGTAGGCCTCGATATTTGCTCGATTTACACGAACGCCCCCCTCCTCGTAGCCCCAGCTTCGACGGCTGTTGGCACTGCGCTGCTCACCAAGGATGAACATGTGTTCATTCTGCACCATCCAGTAGTCGGGATCCACCTGCACAAACTGCCATGAGCCACGAGCCTCAGGAAAGGTTTTGTTGAGCAGGCTTTCCATGCCCTTGAAAATGTCCACAATGTTGCGGCGCATTTCCAGCTTCACTGCCCTGCACACCACCATGTGCGTACCAGTCTGTGCTCGGAGAAAATCCAATCGCACCTTGTTGCAAAGGCCGTGCCCAAAATGATCTTCCCTGATACCAAAGTCTACGTTTTCAAACATGTGTTTTCCCGACTGCTGATGTTCAGCTGTTATACGCGATGTTTTGAGTCAGTCAAGCTTTTGATCAAATACAAGAGTGCCTCGTACCTTTGATACTCATCCTGCAAGTCCTGATGTTGTCTACGTAAAATTTGTTCTTGATATTGATCATACAAATCTTCTGCCAAATGCAGCATCTCATCCCAGGGCATTCTGATTGCAATCACATCAGCATCGCGATCTACACTGGTGGCCACAACATTGAAATGGTCATAAAACCAGTTCACTGCCATGCGCCGCTTGTTTTCAGTGTTAACCATTTTGGTTGCGATATCCACCAGCAGCCAGCACGATCTCGCAAACGTGGTTCAGTCGCTCGATGTGACCATAGGCCAGCCAAGGATCCACATCCACTGCCACAACACCATGCATGTGCAAACCAATGATGTGGCTGTTGATGCTGCCGTCCTCTTTCACATCAAATGCCTCAGCAACAGCCCTACCCAGGTCAGTGCTTTGAGCTTGCACCTTGCCCACTGTTGGGCCAACTGTGGTGTGGTTCTCCAGCTCAGGAAAATCTCGCACAATCTTCTGTAGGTCCATACCAGCATACATGGCAGCAACAATGTGGGTGGGGTGCAGATGCAGCACCACTCGATTTGAGGTGGGAGTGTTCACTTGCAGCCAATAGTGGAATGGCAGTTCCCCACTGGGTCGCAGCCCAATAATCCGCTGCTGGTAAGGATCATCAGCACGCCGCATCCTGCTCCATGCATCTGGGCTCATGGGATCTTCCGCGAAGTAGAGCTTGATCATGCTCTCGCTGGTGAGAGCCTGTTTGCGCACTCCAGTGGGTGTGATATACATGCAGTTTTGCACCTGCCTCCGCAGACTCACATTGCCGTCTCGTGTGGTGATCCATCCACGAGCATATGCGGTTTGCATAACCTCAGCCATTGTATCTAACATTGCTTTCCTTTCAAATTTGTGAAAAAACCAAATAAGTCTCAAGAGCATCGTCCCTGTTGGTAAACCAGTATTCCTGATACACATAGGTGCAGATGCTGCCGCGTTTCCAAATGCTATTGGGCGGGGAGTTCTTATTGGTGAAGATTTTGGTCCAGTATTCGTGATCGTCCATGCCAAATCTCTCAATAAGCCAGTTCAAAACCTGTGGCTCATGTGCATTGGTGCTGTTGGGCAAACGCACTACCCAACTGCTAACGCCGCCCATGGGAAACTCAAATACACAACAAGTTTCGACTTCTTTTGGCACACACTCTCTTCAACTCAGTTTTCTATAAAATACCTCATACACTGCGTAATCAAACCCAGGATCGGCATTTTGCACACGTTCCAATGTTCGTGTGGCATCCTCTATTGTACCACGATGGATCTCACCATGCAAGTAATAGACGCAGAGATTGTGGGGGTCCTGCTCGTCCCATGGACGTGCAATCACATAGTTGATGGTTTCGTCATTCATCTGCGTCCTCGTAAGCTGGGTTTTCAAAGCCAGGTTCACCAACTGGACCACCAAAATATTCCGTTCCTTGAGTCTCTCGCCAGTGTCGGGCAAAGTCCAGCGCATCCTGTTCCGTGTTGAAACCAGAGTAGGGGTCAACAAGTGCGACCCACCCATTTTTCCTCCCCACAGTTTCTCCCCAATAGAGAAATTCAGGTGCACCAGTTTTTCCAACAGAGATTTCCACCCGAGTGATCTCTTTTTGCCTGGCACTGATTTGTAGAGTATCTTCCCGGCGGGAATATTCTTTGCCTTCGTGAGTAATTGTAACAACTTCGTGGTGATTCAGAACCCGAGGGCTCCAAAAAGTATAACCTGGTGAGAATGGAACTGTGATTCGCATGCTTAAACTCCTTTGCCTTGGCAAGTTAACGGATAATTGTTGTGTGTCAACGTCGACGTTTTTGACGTATAATGTAAGGGGCACGCCACAGTGCCATCAAAACCCACACAAGATATGTGAAAACGGGTGTGCCGCCAAACAGCATCACCCAGTAGAGATCTAAAGTAAATCCGGCAACCATTGGTGTGAGAAACAGCAGGAAACGCAGTGTTCCATTTGTCGCAGCTAGTGAATCATACCATTGATTTTGTTGGTAGATTTTTTGTAAAATCCAGCAAATCATGTGTTATACCCCTTTGGATGTGTGAGTCGCCATTTGTAAGCTGAGACCACCATTGTGTCGAGATCACTCATTTGCGGTTGCCAAGCCAGCAGTCTCTGTGCCGCCATGCTGTTGGCAACAAGCACAGCTGGATCACCTTCTCGTCTCTTACCCACTGAGTGAGGCACCTTAACTCCCGTGACCCGCTCAACAGCATCAATTACCTGGCGAACACTGTAGCCGTGAGAGGTGCCTAGATTGAGCTTGAAGCTGCCCTGGTGAAGCTGTGGCACGCAAGCCAAATGAGCACGGGCCAAGTCCTCCACATGCACATAATCTCTCACACAGGTGCCATCGGGAGTTGGGTAATCATCACCAAAGATCTCGAGGGCGCCTCTACGACCCAAGGCTGCGTCAATACACAAAGGAATGAGATGTGTCTCTGGATGGTGACTCTCGCCCAACACTCCGTTTCTGTCTGCTCCTGCTGCATTGAAATAACGCAAGCATGCTGAACGCAATCCATGTGCAGTGTCGGCCCAAGAGAGCATTTGTTCAATCATCAACTTGCTGTGGCCATACGGATTTACTGGCCACGTTGGGTAGTCTTCTGTGATAGGCCTTTCACCGGCGTCTCCATACACTGCTGCGGTTGAGCTGAAGACCAATCGGTCCACACCTGAAGCTACACACTCTTCAATCAAGTTGAGTGTGTTAACCACATTGGCTCGAAAGTAGCCCAATGGATCACGCAAGCTGTCTCCTACCAAGCTCAGTGCTGCAAAATGGAACACACATGTCCACGGTCCATCACCTAGTGTTTGTCGCACAAAATCTCTGTTGGCCAAACTGCCTTGATACAGTTTCACACCGGCGGGCACTGCCTCTCTATGTCCTGTGCTGAGATCATCCAGCACTGCTACTACAGCACCTTTCTCAGCCAACAGCTTAACCAAGTGACTGCCAATGTATCCGGCACCGCCAACTACCAAAAACTTGCTCACTTGTGTTTTCCTTTCAACAACAAGCCAATTGAAAATACGCTAGATCGTCTTCAGTGGAGAAACAATACCAATACACCTTGCGTTTGGGGTCATACAAGTGATACCAGTCAGTTAACCAGTCCCCGATGTTTTGGCGACACCACTTGGTATGCTGCATCAGATCTTTGATTGTGACGGTGCAAGCCACCTTATGTTGAAACATAGATTCGGTCATGGATACCTGTCAATACTGTAGAGAGGTAGGTCATGTAGTATCTTCTCCACATCAAGTCCACGACGGAGCAGTTCTTGTGCCACTTGATCAAGGTAGATGTGATAGTTCACTAGGTGGTTGCGGGCAAGATAGGTGTAGCGTAGCAGTGCCACCATCTCCACTTCTGTTTGAGTTGTGGGATCCATGTTGCCCAAGATGCTGTCCAGTTCTTGATAGCGTTCCTCACCGACCAAGGTGAAGATCTCTCGAGCCAAAAATTTCAAATATGTGCTGCTCACAGTGTTCATTCCCAAGTGAGTTTCCATTGCGTCACACGATCTTCGCCACGGACCACAAGTGTTAGATGACTTTGATCAGTAAGCTGTTGCCACCATGTTTCACCAACCACTGGCGAGCCCCATGCGTTTTCACACCACTCCAGCATCGTAGCATTATCCCGACTTTTGTAGAAGTCAATGTAATAGCAGTCTTCAGTGGTTTTGATCTTGTGGATCAATGCAATATAGCTTTGTTGCATAATCCACTGCCCTGAACGGCCTGTGACACGCATGTAGTGACGGATACGACTGGCAGGAAAAGCTATGTCAATCATTTGACATTTCCAGATACTGTCGCCAAGGCAGAGGAAAACTGCAATTTTGTGCGCCCTGGAACAAAGGTGCTATCTCGTGGTCTTGATAGCCAGCAAGACCACAACCCACTCGGGTAACCCAATATCCACTATTCAGTACCAAGGGGCGTTGTGTGAGACGCACAAATTCATCAATGTAGAGCTTGATTTCACTCAAAGGCAAGGTGTGGAGTCGACGGTCCTTGGTGGGAATGGCATAGCTTTGATTGCCAGGTTGCCAGCCCTGGCCGCAACCATACAGGGCACCAAACTTGTAGGCAGCCTCCTGAGCTGCACCAGCACCGTGGATGCCTGCAAGATTGCTGCCAAACACAAAGACACTTGACCCTGGTTCAGGACTGGTTCCATCCTCATGCCACCTTGTTATTGGAGTGTTGAGTTGCATTGTGAGCGTTTCCATTGGGTGCAAATCAGTGCAGGGTAAGAAGCCCAGTTTACGATCATGTCTGGGCAAGATTGTGGCACAGTATGTTGCTGACACACACGATGAAGGTGTGTTAGAATCGTTTCGCAACACCATAGAACTGTAGACTGTTTCATGACGTAACTATAC